TCCTTACCCTCGGTCACACGACCATCCCCGTAAACGAGATCATAACGCTTAGCGTCCTCGATCACCTTCACGGCCGCGTCCCTAAGAGACACCCAAGCTTCCGTCAAGAGAGCATGGCTGCCCTCGTCAACATGCTTCTCGGCAACCTCAAGGATCTCCTCAACGGAGAGCTCCTTCTTCTCCGGTTCCTTCTTTCCTGCAGTCTTCTTAGCTGGGGTCATATCTCCTCCTACGCTCCTGGCGGTTTCACTACGATGTTCGTCAGTGGCGTGTTCCCGAAGTCGACCTCCTGGAGCTCAGGAGCCTGACCCGGGACACCACCCTTCTCAAGAGAGGTCGCTGCGGCCTGGGCGTCTGCAGGGCCGGTCGATTGACCAGGCGCGGCTGCAGGCGGAGACCCAGGCGGCTGTGCCGGTGCAGCGGCCGCCTCGGCCTGAAGCTTTTCAACAGCTTCAGCGAGGTTATCCCCCTTGGACATGAGAGTAAAGAGCTTCATCGTCATGTCGACAGGGGCTTCAGTTAGGATCTTCTGCATCAGAGCAGAGGCAGTGGTTTCACGTTCGATCTTAGCTTGCTCTTCGGAAGGATCCGTGATGAAATCGACCTGTTCCCGAGCAGTTTCTTTCGAAATGATTCCCGCTCCCTGGTGTTGTAGTACTCGCACGTCAGCATTAGCGCGGTCAAGTCCGCTACCTGCTCCATAGGTAACCATGTTGTAGTATTTGCCATCGATCGCCTTCTCCGGTGTATAAGTCTTCTTGCCCCCGATGGCTCTCATCAAGGGCTTCTGGAAGTTCAGATACTTTTCGTCCACCTTGTATGCCACGTAGTTGAGATCAGAACGCAGGGCTCCCAGAAGGCGTTGGATATTTCTGACCGCGGTTGTAAGCTGCCCCATAGTGCTGTTGACGAAAGCCGCGGAAGCAATAGACTGGGAAACTTCACCGTGCCTTTGTACTGGGTATGACGCCCCCGCCCGTTGCTCGGAGTCCAAGAAGTCGAGCAGGTGCCACAGCTGCGGATGTTGCCCCGCCGGTTCCACTCGACCGAACGAAGCATCGGGAACGTTCGGGTCCAGTCGGTAAATGGTGTTCGGGCCGGGTGGGTCATTGTGGTTCAGCACCCCCTTCGAGATCATCGGCGAGTAAACCATCTGGTCAGTGTAGTCAACGACCTGTCGGACGACGCGATGCTTCGTGCGAAGCACGCCACCGATCTGATCGAACATCCCACGGAAGTGTCCATCAAACGTATCCAGCTGTGCGAAACCCACCGGGACACACCCAAGTCCTGGATTATACCGTTTAACGATAATGGGTTCTCCCCTAGGGGAACCACCCTTCGTGAGGAGCAGACCCTGCACGCATTCGTCCTCAGCATAGTATTCAAGGATCTCACACTGGTCCGCGTCATCCGCGGACACTGCAGGGAAGTTAAGGTTAGGGAAGAGCCGAGCTGCCTGTCGCACACGCATAGTTCGGATAACGAACAGATCCTGGAGCCGACCGTTGTGCACGTCGGGGTAGCAGAACCTGGGATCAATTCGTACAAACCGCGGGTAGGGTGAATCATCCCAAGTGACGACGACGAAAGCCGCTCCAGACCCTGCGAGGTCCATAGCCAGCTTGGGCGTAAGTATCTCACCAGTGTTGTATTCCCAGTATGTGTGAGCAATACCTTCACGGACATTCGCCTCCTTCGAGGCTTTCTCACTGTCTCCAAGAGCCGGACACTTGATGATGGGAAGGCTCTCTGAAGAGAGCCGCCCAACATCGTCCAGTCCGGTCTGGACGAGGTTCATGACCATCAGCTGGTCATCCGAGCCATCGAACTCACCAGCCCACCGGGCTGCGAATTCGCCTCGGTAGAGCTCGTCTGTCTTACGCTGACGGTCCTTCCATTCACTATTCGACTCAAGCCTGAAGCCTCGAACGTCTAGCAGGAGGTCAGCGGTAACTCGGCCTTCCTCCATCTTACGGAGATCGGTGCCTGCCATTATCTACCCCCTAGCAGTCGTCTGGGCGGGCGGAAGCCTCTGCCGAGCCGCCCCAGCTCCCACTTAGGAGTGAGCTGTTCGCGGGGCAGGAGCCGTGCTTTATTGTATTTGATGAACCACAGCGCCATCAAGACGTCGTCCGAGAGACCCTGAGGATAAGAGACGGCTTCGTCAATGAGAAGTTGTGTCGCGCTTCTGCCATCTGCGTCCCCGAAAGGAAGTCGGATACGTCCGAATTCAAAGTCCAGCGCCAGAGAGGATACACCCAGGTCCGGGTCTGCTTTGTTCCTGTTCGTGGTGTGAGGAATAACCATGGTCTTCGTTCGTATGCGATCCATCTCGGGGTCCTGAAGAAGCCAACGCTGTGCAGCGTTCTGTTCGAAGACGAAGTAATCGACCGGCGAATAGTCTCGCAGGACTCGGTAGATCTCACTCAGCATCTTCCTAACGTTCATAGGGCCTTGACGGATGTCAAGGATCTCACACTCGAAACCACCTTCGCCAAAGGGGACATCTGCCACAATGAGACCTGCCAGCTTAGTCGGGGATGGGTCGATGGAAAGAACTCTAGCTCTGGGGCGCTCGTCACCACGCGATTGCGCGATCTGGTTAAGTCCACGGTCATGATCGAGGCAGCCCCGGTGGGTTTCATCTCCATAGATCCACACATCCTTCACTAGTCGGTCTGCGTCAGGGAGTGGGTTCTGTTGGTACATAGCTTCAAAGTTTTGGTATCCGACGTCTGCATAAACGTCCATAAGTTCTTCAAATCCCCACTTAGCTGGCCATAGAGTGACCTTCTCTCCCCAGTCCTTGACGGCTGGGAAGTTGATGTGGTTCCATCGCCTGGGAGTACCAGCAACTCTGGTGAGCTTCTCAGACGCCAGCTCTCCATAAAGGTCATACAGGTGCAACCGCTGCCCAATAACCAAGGTCGTGCCATGGGGCTCAAGACGAGACATGACGTCTCCGTGGAACCACTCACTCAGCTTCTCCCGTTCTGTTTCGCTTCGAGTATTCTGGCGACTGACGGCGTCATCAACCACGATCCAGTTGGCCTCCATACCCAGGATCTGCTGACCCGCGCCCCTAACCTGTACTGTAAGGTCACCCGATTTGACCTCCCTGGTCCTCCCGTCCACCAGAAGCTCACCAGAGTTGGGTCTCCAGGGCCAGTCCCCGTACTCGGGTCGAAATCTTCCGAAGTCACTGTTCAGCTCTCGGTTGTAGGAAAGGTGATAAGCGATCTCGTTCGTGAACTTCTTAGCCAGCTTGTCGGTCTGAGAGCAGATGAGGATCTGGATATTTCGATCTTTCGCAACCAGCCATAGAGGAAACCAGACGGAGAAGATCGTTGACTTAGCGTGCCTGGGAGGACAGTTGATGAGCGTCCTCCGGGTGGACAGTGCAACCTCCACCCACTCCTTGTGGACAGGCTGTAGTGTACGTCCACTGTACTTGTTGAAGAACTTCTCGAACCCATCTGCAGTCTCCTCGATCATCTCCTTCTGCTCTTGAGGAAGCTCTTCGGAAGGGATGTGGTCACCGATGGTGTAGACCATGGTATCGTACCCAAGCTCATTGGCGTGCTTGAGTAGCTCAAAGACATATCGCTGGCTCTTATTTAACATCTCAGCGATAAGCTTCGTGCTGTACCCCTTGGCCCGAAGGGCCGCAGCCTCCTTAGCTAGCTTAGCTTTAGGCATGTGAGAGGATCTCTTCGGCTTGCGGGCTGAGCCCGCGAAGCTCTTCTTCAGGTCTTCGATGTTCTTGTCCTGCTTATTCAAAAAGCCGCCTCCTATATACTCTCAGCTTCTTGGTGAAGCTGAGAGTGTCTTACTAGTATATTATAACATACTAGTGTAGGAGACTCTCACGCCCTTTGGGCCGTGAGAGTCGACTAGAACTACTCTAAGTAGTCGTCAACGACCTTTGGTAGGTCGTTGACAACTAAGTAACGAAATCTGTCAAGGGAGATTGTAACACATGAAAGTCCCAAAAACGCCCTTTTTGGGCGTTTTGGAGAAAAAAAGTTCAACTTTTTTTCCTTCACCTCCTGACCTGGGCTTATGTACCACCCGGGCTGGAGCTCTTGCAGAGCAAGAGCAGCCCTGGTGGTGGTATGTCTAGCTTGAAGCTATAGAGTGGTCCTTAGATCTTACCTATCTAAGTACCGACCGGAGGGGGGCCTTAGTCCCCCCGTAGGGAGGTGTACTAGTCGCTAGGGCAACATCATGCCCTAGCTCCTAGTAGGAAGGAGGTAAAGATACTGGTCAG